TCTGCTAGGGTACAAACAGTACCAAAAGACTCAGAGAGTATTCTAAGACCCATATTGGAGTGCTGGTACGAACGTACTGGATGCCCTGTATTATTGAATACATCTTTGAACATAAAAGGTAAACCTATGGTAAACACCATAGGAGATGCAATACAATTTTCACATAAGTATGATGTCACTGTGTTTTAGCGGATGTAGTATCACATGGGGTGATGAACTAAAAATGAGGTATATTGAAAGATATAGCACTCTTGTGTCACAACACTATGACACGAAACATGTAAACCTATCAGAATGCGGTATTAGTAATGATACCATTGTAAGAAATACAATAAACCATTTAGAAACTAATAAACATGATGTAGTGGTCATACAATATACTGTTCATCCTAGAATAGAATATTTCAATGATCAAACTAATATGATAGAAAATTGGACACCACAGGATGCAAAAAAATCTCAAAAACGTAGAAACTACTATTTGTCCGTTTACAATGATATAATGGCTGCTGAAAATATGTGGAAGAATATATTTTTATTTGACACCTACTGTAAGAGTGTTGGTCAAAAGTATGTCTCTCTGATTGCAGATCACTTTGAACGTATTATAGTAAAACCTGAAATGTTTTATAATGGTCATATCGGATATTGGAGAAGTATGTTGAAAGACTACAATCCCACTTACATACAGAAGGAGTTACTTGGTATGGAATTTAAGCAACCAGAAAACTATGCTAGGGGTATGAATGGTGGACACCCAAGTGCAGAAGGTCACAATAAAATGGCGAATAAAGTTATTGAGTTGATAGACGCTATATAAAGTGTTATAATGATTATGACTGAACTCTAATTATGGCTAAAGGATTTAAGGTGGTATCTAAATCACCGAATGCGAAGGAAGACGCTTTTGATATTGAAAAGGCAAAAAAACTCCTCAAGGGTAAAAGTGTTGTTTTTTGTTTACCAGGTCGAGGTGTATCATATATCTTTCTAAAGAATTTCGTATCACTCTGCTTTGAGTTGGTACAGAACGGAGCAAATATACAAATAGCACAAGACTATAGTTCTATGGTGAACTTTGCTAGATGTAAGGTTCTAGGTGCAAATGTGTTACGAGGACCTGATCAATTACCTTGGGATGGTAAACTCAACTATGATTATCAATTATGGATTGATAGTGACATAGTATTCACCAATGAAAGTTTCTATCGTGTCCTTGCAATGGATAAAGATATTGCAGGTGGTTGGTATGCAACAGAGGATGGTAAGACCACATCATGTGCACACTGGTTGGAAGAGGATGATTTCAAAGAAAATGGTGGTGTCATGAATCATGAGATGGTCGATGGTATTGTCAAGAGACGTAAACCATTTACTGTTGATTATTCTGGATTTGGTTGGTTACTTATCAAGAAAGGTGTATTTGAACATGAAGAGATGAAGTATCCTTGGTTTGCTCCTCAAATGCAAGTATTTGATTCTGGTGAGGTGCAAGATATGTGCGGTGAAGATGTCTCTTTCTGTCTTGATGCAATCAAAGCAGGTTATGAAATATGGATAGATCCGCAGTGTAGAGTTGGTCACGAGAAAACTAGAATCATATAGATACTTCCGATGATCAATATAACGAACATGGAATTATATGACATATACATCAAAGGGTCACTAGAGTTCAAATCGATTACGGAAGAAGAAATGGAAGATAAAGTTCAAGAATTGGCAGAGGATTATTACAGGGAAGGGTTCCCTCATCCCGATGAAATAGAGGTTAGATACCTTGGACATGAAGACGACCCTCAATAGAGGGTCTTTTTTTTGCTCTAAATAATGATAAATATACCCAGACTATAAAGATCTAGTGCCAGCACAGACTTTTTCACAAGGATTTAAGGATATTTCTTTATCTTTCAAAAAACATCCCGTAACGGATGATATTCTTGTGCTGAAAAATGAAGATGCTATAAGACGTTCTGTACAGAATCTAGTTCGTATACAAACGGGAGAGGTATTTTTTAATCGCTTGTTAGGATCACGTATAAGCGGTTCACTGTTTGAACTTGCTAATGATGATTATGTTGATCCGATTCAAAAGGAGATTCAAACAAGTATAAAGAATTTTGAACCCAGAGTAATCCTGACAGATGTAAAATTTATTTCTACACCTGACGAAAACTCAATTGATGTAACTATATTTTATGATATTGTTGGACTCAATGCACCAACTCAATCAGTCAATTTCATTCTCGAACCAACTAGGTTATAATGGCACTGCAACAATTCACAAACCTAAATTTTGAAGATATCAAGTCTTCTATAAAAGATTATCTCAGAGAGAATTCTAATTTCTCTGATATGGATTTCGAGGGATCTAATCTATCAGTTATAGTAAACTTATTAGCATATAATTCATATACGACAGCATATAATAGTAATATGGTAGTCAATGAGACATTCATTGACAGTGCAACACTAAGAGAAAACGTTGTTTCTTTAGCAAGGAATATAGGTTACGTGCCTAGATCCAAGACAGCAGCAAAAATGCTCGTTGATTATAATATGACAGGTATATCAACGACAACAACAACTGTGACATTTCAACCTGGTGTAATTGCAAATGGAACTGTGTCAAATGTAAATTACATATTTTCTATACCAGAAAAAGTGACTGGCACCGCATCAGATGGCACAGCAGTTGGGACTATTGAAATGTTTCAAGGACAATATCTAAAATCAACATTCGTAATAAATGATTCTCAACCTAATCAAAGATTCATAATACCTAACAATGGTGTAGACACGTCTACGATAAGAATAAGTGTAAAAGAAAACAATGCAAGCACCACCGCCACTAATTATAAACTTGTAGATAATATTATAGGTGTCACGTCTACATCAAACATATATCTGATACAAGAAACAACTGATGAGAAATACGAGGTCTTATTTGGAGATGGTATATTTGGATCAAAATTAGATAATGGTAATGTGGTTGATATTTCTTATATTAAGACTGAGGGTAAGAATGGTAATGGTGTTGCTAGAGTCTCTTTTGCAGGTATTGTAAAGGATGAAGACGGTGCTACTGAAACTAACCTTACAACAACTCTATCACCACAGTATTCTTCAGAAAATGGTGATGATATTGAAGATTTACGCAGTGTCAGATACTATGCTCCTAGACTTTACTCTTCTCAACATAGAGCAGTGACTGCAAGCGATTATGAAGCAATCGTACCCTCCGTATATTCAAACATCGAATCTGTAAGTGCTTTTGGTGGAGAAGAGTTGACACCTCCCAAATACGGAAGAGTGTACATAGCAGCAAAACCTAAAAATGGTTCTTACTTATCTGAATTTACAAAAAAACAAATACTGTCATCTCTAAAAAGTTATTCAGTAGCAGGTATTGTGCCTGAGTTGATTGACTTGAAATTTTTATATGTTGAGATCGATAGTTATGTGTATTACAATGCAAACTTTATAGGTGATCCAGAAAATCTTAAGACTGATGTGATTTCATCTTTGACATCTTTTGCTAGTGGCACTGAATTGAATAAGTTTGGAGGAAGATTCAAGTATAGTAAGGTATTGTCACTTATTGATAGAGTGGATGATTCTATTACTTCAAATATTACTACGATCAGAATAAGAAGAAATTTAGTGGCACAATTGAATGTGTTTAGTCAGTATGAAATATGTTTTGACAATACTTTCCATAGAAATGAGTCCTCTTACAACATCAAGTCCACTGGTTTCAATATATCTGGCGTATCTGGCACAGTTTACTTCTCTGATCAGCACGTATCTGGCGATACAGGTAATCTTTTCCTATTCCAACTTGATTCTGATACTAATGTCAAAATTCTTTCTACCACTTTTGGAACTGTAGATTATAAGAAAGGAGAAGTTATTATTGACACTGTTAATGTTACTAGCACTGTATTGTCTGACAATATAATTGAAATACAGGCGGTGCCACAATCAAATGATGTGCTTGCAAGAAAAGAATTGTACCTACAATTTGATGTGTCTAATAGTAATTTTTACATGAGAGAAGATCCTATATCTTCAGGTGCGAATACCTCTGGCACAAGATATGACCCACAGTCTAGTTACACAAATGGAGCAAAAGTAAGAGGAGCGATGATTACAAGCACATCATCTGCTACAACTCTTGTAGGATATGTAAATGGGCAACCCTATTACGGTGCTTTTCACACTATGGCAAATGGAAATAGAATGACAGGTGCATCTCATTCTCCTAACAGTTTACCAATAACAAGCACCCCTACAAATCCGATAGATACTTCATCAACACCTGTTTCTACGACATCAACTACATCATCAACTACATCATCCTCAACTTCAACCTCATCCAGTAGTGGATACGGATACTAATGATCCAAACATCGATTACAAAAGTAAAAGTACATGAAATAATTCAGAGTCAGATACCAGAGGTAATTGACTTAGAGAATCCTCGCTTTGGCGATTTCATGAAACAATACTATATCTCCCAAGAATTTCAGGGTGGAGCGATAGACATTGTTGATAATCTAGTTGAATATAAAAGTCTTGATTTTCTAAACAACGAGACTCTGACTGGGTTTACGACGATAGCACAATATGCCAACGGAAGAGATACCACAATATTTGTTGACTCTACAAAAGGATGGCCGAATCAGTGGGGTCTCCTCAAAATTAATAACGAGATAATAACATACACAGGTATAGGCAGCACATCATTCACTGGTTGTGTCAGAGGATTCAGTGGTATAGAAAATAACAGAAGAACTAATAGTCCTGAGTATCTTACCTTTACTCAATCAGGTATTGGCACACACGCTGTAAATGATAAAGTAACAAATCTAAGTAATGTATTCTTAAATGAGTTTTTAAAGAAACTCAAGAAACAAATTTTACCAGGTTTTTCAGAAAGAAATTTATTTAATAAACTAGATCAACGTAATTTCATTAAACAATCAAAAGATTTCTACAAATCTAAAGGCACAGAGGAAGCATTCAAGATATTGTTTGGTGCTTTGTATGGTGAAAAGGTTGAGATGATTCAACCATCAAAATATGTTATAAGTCCATCAGACGCTGAGTATAGAGTAAATGAAGTCCTTCTATGCGAATTAGTATCAGGTGATCCACTCAAGATATCTGGTCAAAGTTTAATACAAGAGACAACACCTCTTCAAACAAGTGGTTCAATTAATAGTGTTGAGAAAGCAGTGATAGGTGGCAAATCATATTACAAAATTGCCATATCAAAAGGAACTACAATCGGTAAATTCCAGCAGATAGGTAAAACATTTATTACTAATACTTCAGGTGTAGGTGCTACTGTATTGAATGTAGATTCTACCATAGGATTTGGAGCTACAGGCACAATATCGTTTGAGAATAGAACTTTAGAATACACAGGTAAGAACTACACTCAATTTACAGGTATTGATGCACTTACATCACCATGTGGTATAGGGTCTACTGTCAGATCTGGTATAGTTGCAAGTTCATATGAAAATGGAAATCTTGGATCTCCAGTAAGATTCAATGTGCTAGGTGTTCTAAAAGATTTTGTAGGGTCAGCAATAAATCAACAAGAAGATGCGAATATTAATATAAGTCAATTAGGTAAACAAGAGAAAGAACTTAGATATACCACATGGATTTATAACAATGCCTCATCATATGCTATAGACGCATTTTTCTTACAGAGTGCAAATAATTATATTCTAAAACTGGCATCAAGTGATTATTCTTTATATGTTGGAGATCAAATAGAGGTCATAGATCAAGATGACCCTGATAATATATTACTTGGAAGTATCACTTTTGTTTTTGGAAAGGGAATACCTAATAGATCTGTATCAGTAAACGTTCCTACTCTCGATAAAACTAAAAAATATAGAATAAGAAGAAAAATAAAATTACAGAAAGATTTTACAGCTGACGTACAGAATACCTACTCTGTTGATAAGTCTGCATATGTTGCCTCGAATAGTTTACCTCATTGGACTATTGACCCTCAAAAAAGAATAAGACCATTTACTAATTCTGGAATATCAACTACACAGGTAGAGATAAATGTGCCAGATCATAATTTTCATGATGGTGATCTTGTAGTATACTCATCATCTGGAATAGGCACACTCACCAATCTCAATGAGGGTGAAGCATATTATGTCAAAAAGGTAGATAATAATAATGTTAAATTAGCATATACTGGAGAGAACGTAAGAAGAGGACAGTTCCTTACTGCATTCATAGGTAATGATATACAGGGAAGCACATCTCATTCACTCACACCATTCTCCATATTTGGATATGAATTAGGTTCTCAAAAAATATTGAGAAAATTTGATGATCCTGAATTTGGAGATATAAAAGATGAGACTGTGCAGGGTGGTGTAGGTTTATTTGCAAATGGAGTAGAAGCATACTCCTACAAGTCATCTGACATAGTTTACTTCGGTCCTCTACAAAATGTAGAGGTTCTTAATTCTGGATTTGGATATGATATTATAAACCCACCTAAATTATCAGTCACACAAGACGGACATACTGGTGCTGGTGCGTCTGTCATAGCACAAGTAGAGGGGACACTAGAAGAAATACTTGTCGATTCTGAAGGATTTGATTATGAAGACACACCCACAGTAAAAATTCTTGGCGGTAATAATACAACAGCCATAGCGAAAGCGAAAATGAAGTTTGTAAATCAAATTGTGGAGTTTGATTCTACATCCACTGGTGGGGTGGTGAATACATCTACTGATAGATTTGTATTCCCAACACCTCATGGTTTCAAAGATGGTGAGGAGATAATATACGATGCAAATGGCAGTAGCACCATAGGAATAGGTGTAACACCTGGTACATTGGTAGACACTGCTCCATACTTCGTTGTAAAGTTAGATGATTTTCAAATACACCTATCAGAGTCTAAAACTAAGGCTTTGGCAGGTATTGGCACTCTTCCACTAACAACTAATGGTGGTGGATTGCAGAGATTTACAACCACAGAAAGAAGACAAAAGGTAGATAAGATTCTTGTAGAAAATACTGGTGCTTTTAAAAACAGACAAATACAAACAGTAACAGGTATCAACACTTTCACAAATACAGTAAATATATTTGAACATGGATTTGAAGATGCTGAGAAAGTCAAATATTCATCAAATGTAAGTGTCGTTGGTGGTCTTACAAATAATGCTGAATATTTCGTAGATAAGATTGATGATAATAACTTTAGATTATGTGAGGTAGTCGGTCTTGCAACTCATATAGAACTAAGAGACAGTGGACTAGGAACTCATGTATTTCAAGATCCACCTATATCAGTGGACATTAGTGGTAGACAAGGTATTTCCACGATCAATGCCACTGCCACACCAATAATACGTGGACTTATCACATCCGTCCATGTAAATGATAAAGGAAGTGATTATGGATCTACAGTTATAAATGACAACTACAAACCCACTATCGAGGCGACACTTGGCAAGAATGCATTTTTACAACCATTTATTGTAAATGGTAGAATTGATCAAATAATAATAAAACATGGTGGAGAAAATTTCTTTAGCACACCCGATATTATTATTTCTGGTGATGGTGTAGGATGTAAGGCAAAAGCAAATGTTGCTAATGGTACGATAGTAAGTATTGATATAATAGAAAAAGGTGCTGGATATAGTCAAGAAAATACATCAGCATCAGCTAAAACACCTGGCGAGGGTGCTATATTCTCTGGGTCTGTAAAAGAATGGAGAATCAATCAAGTCGAGAGATATGCTAAGTTTGGTGATGTAAAGGATGATGATGGATTCTTAGAGACACCAAGAGTTGCAGAATTAGGTAATCCATATGTCAATTATTATGTTCCACGAAACCTTAGAAATTTTTTAGGTGATTTGGGACAAGACCACTCACCAATAATAGGTTGGGCTTACGATGGAAACCCAATTTACGGTCCTTACGCTGTGGTGGATGGTAGCAAGAAGTATATTGAATCGAGTTATCGTAAGTTAGCAGGTCAAAGGGTTGACGGACCTAACATCAGCATATATCCAGCTGGATTCTTTGTAGAAGATTTCACATATGTTGAAGGCACTGGTGATCTTGATGAGCATAATGGTAGATTTGCTGCTACACCTGAGTTTCCAAATGGTGTGTATGCATATTACACTACAGTCAATCCCATACAGGTACAGAATGCCAATAGTCCTTTTAATGGTGTAAGGACTCCTACGTTTCCTTACATAATTGGTGATACATACCACTCAAAATTACAAAAATTCAATATTGCATTTGAATCCATACAAGATCTTGATCCAATATCATTGAATCTGGTGCGAAATACCAAACCGTATAATATTAGTGAGTATGAGTTTGTACCAAATTCAAATAAGAATACAAATATAAATGCCAAGATAATAGTAACAAAAAACGGTGGTGTAGAAAGAGTTGATGTAGTTACAGCAGGTAAAAATTATAATGTCGGAGATAGTCTTGTATTTGACAATGAAAAAACACGAGGTAAGGGTGCTGTAGGTAAAGTTAGTCATGTTGAAGGACCTGGTATAACCACAATTACATCAACCATCACCACTAAAGAGAACGTGGTATTGGTATCTAATGGTAATGTGGTGACTGCTATAAACTCAGAACCTCATGGACTTACTAATAATATATCTGTAGAAATTATAGGTATATCAACCGATACACACTCTAATCTAGCAGCAAATAAAAAAATAAGTCTAAAAGATGTGAGCACTGGTCTGGGTGTGTCCATGGGCACATCTGCTGCTACAGGATTGACGACGAGTGTAATTATAAATGAGTGGATGCCTGATATCACTGCAAATAATAAATTCAAGATCAATGATATACTTCAGATTGATAGCGAACAACTCAAGATAGTCAACTTTGATGTCAAGAACAATAGACTTGAATTATTACGAGCACAGAATGGGACAACTGGTGCTGCACATACATTTGGTAGTGTAATAACAAGACTTGAGAATGAATTTACATACGAATTAGAGAAATCAGTAATATTAGATACACCAGAGGATGTAAGTTACTACTTCAATGCAGAGAGTTCTGTAGGCACAGGTAATACATTTGGCGTAGGAATCGGCACCACAGTTACAGTAGCTGGGAGAGGTGGTAATCAAATTACATCATTCCATAATAATGAAACAAAAAATATATTCATACCAACAAGATCATTCTACTTACCAAATCACCCATTCAAAACAGGTGATAAAGTAGAGTACAATCCTGGTGCTGGTACATCAATCAAGTATCAGACTGACGCTATGAAACGTGTCAATGTCACCTTCACAAGACCTATGCCACCAGAGGTGTTTGTTCAAAAGATTGATAATAATCTTATTGGTATTGTCACTACAAGAACTGGTATAGGTTCTGACTTAGAAAGAGTGATGTTGAGTGCCAATGTAGGTATTGGTAATACTCACTTCTTCAAAACGAAGAGAGATGTTGTAACAGGCACAGTAAGAATAATAGATGTAAGTGCCACATCTAATAATCACACATTTAGACCTGATGATAAAATTGATCTTACAGTTGTATCATCTGCGACCAGTTCTGTCACAGCAGTTTATGATCCTGGCACAAGATTTGTAAGTATCGGTAGTTCCGTGAACCCACCTATCTCTCTCACAATTGGAGATACTTTAGAAATCAATACATCTGATATCTCTCTTGAAAATACAAAACTATCATTTTTCTTAGATAAAAATTACAATAAACCTTTTGTAGGAACAGGTAAATCTACTATAGAGGTGGTCAGTACAGGTATACCTGGCAATGCTGGATCAAAGACATCTATACATTTTACAAATCGTGTACCAGACGTATTATACTATAAGTTTTTACCACTACAAAATACAAAAATAATTGAAACTGACAAAGACATAAAAGACTTTTCTAAAATATTTGTGAACCCAAGTGAGTTTACAGGTGCATATACAATCTCAACCACTACAAGTAATACATTTGGATTCAACTTGACTAGAGTGCCTGAGAGAGTAGGTTACTCAAGTGCATCTCAACTTACATACATCACTAATTCTACTAATGTCACTGGTGGTGTAGCAAGAGTTTTATTGCAAGGTGGTGGTGCATTCTACAAAGATTTACCACAAGTATCAGTGGCATCAACAACAGGATCATCAGCAAATCTAAAAGCATACAGTAGTGAAATAGGTGCTATTGATGAAGTGCAAATGGTTGACACTGGATATGACTATCCATCTGACTTGACACTTCAACCACAGGCAGCAGTGCCACAGGTCTTATTCTTGAAGGATAACTTTGCTGTGGATAGCGTCGCTATTACATCTACAGGAAAGAACTATCTTACTCCTCCTGAATTTGTTGTTTACAATAGTAAAACAAATACAGTAAATGAAAATGCTAAGTTTGAGGCAGAGATAGAGGGTGGAGCAGTATCTAATGTAAAAATTGTGACAGCTGGCGGAAATCTAAGCTCAGGTGATGTTGAATTACTTGCTGTAAACAATAGTAATGGTGTTGGTATCATAAGTGCCACATACAGTGACCCTAACGTAACACTCAGACTTCAAACACCTCTCACTGGATTCAACACAGCTGTACCAATGCCTTTTGATGTTGGTGATAAAGTGTTTGTCGAGAATGTTGGTGTTTCAACTGGTAATGGTTACAACTCCTCTGATTTTGGATATCAAACATTCACACTGACTGGGATTGATACTGCTTTTGGTAATGTAAATGGAGCGACAATAACATACGTAGTTGACAAAGATCCTGGCACACACGATCTTGCTAAATTTGGAACAGTATCTCTTGACAGGGATCTAGCTAAGTTCAAAGTCAATCTCATTGAATCAAGTTTCTTGAATGGTGAACCTGTTGTATCATCATCAGGAGAAGAAGCAAATGTCATAATTGGTGAAGGTAAAACAAGAAATGTTTTGCGTATCGACACTCTTGTTGGATTTAATACAGGAGATGTAGTAACAGGTAAGTTTTCAAAAGCAGGTGGCACCATAGATTCTACTCAGGAGTATACAGGTCACTTTAATCTTGATACATCAACAGAAAAACCCTCTGGATGGGAAAGAGACACAGGTAAACTATCTGACTTCTATCAAAGAGTGCAAGACAATGATTATTATCAAAGTTTTGCATATTCTCTAAAGAGTTTTGTAGGAATCAATAGTTGGAGTGAACCAGTTGACTCGCTTGCACACATAGCAGGTTTCAAAAAACACTCTGATCTTCTTATAAACTCTGTGCCAACTGGAATAGGTAGTTTTAGATATAATGATAATTCACCACCACCAATAGGTATATCATCAGGTGCAGGTGGAGTTGTTTTAATTGATGGTCAAGCGTCATTGCTCGATAAAGTTAATTTTGATCTTGTAAGTGAGAATACAAACCTTGATGAGAATGTAAGTGATGAAGTGACGTTTACATCTGGTAGATTTGGTGATGCTATTATATGCAAATCAAATAGAGTATTAGATATTGATGATCTAAGTCCTCAGTTCTACTCTGATCCCAATCTTATTAGATCTGTTGAACTTGATACGTTTGACATGGTAACAGGAGGACCTGGTGGTGATGGTATAAGTGCAATCAAATATTATGCACAGGTAGTGCTTGATACATCGTTAGGTATATCATTCAATGCTACTCAATACTCAGAATTTGTGGTATTTCATGATGGTACAAATGCTTATCTGAACACGTATTCAGAACTAAGTGATTCTGAAGACCTTGGTGAATTTACCACTGATGTCAGTGGTCCTCTTGCAAGTGTGCTTTTTGTACCAAATAATTCAGCTTTTAGTTATGATATTACATTCCACAAAGAGGTTATCACTAATGGTGTAGGTGTTGCTTCAACATCATTTGGATTCCAAGAATACAAAGGTATGACAAAGCAACTCAATGTATTTGGATCTGCAGTGGTTCAAGAGGTAGACGCAATAGATGCTACCTTGTTCAAATCTGGAAGTGTTCTTGTATCAGCAAGAGGACCTTTAGGTGAGAAAGAGATTGATGAATTTACATGGTTAGCAGATGGATCAAACAAAGTTCTATTCACAAACTTTGGTAACATGGACGCTGACACAGACATAGGTACATTCCAAGTCAACATGTTGAGTAATGTATTAAAACTTAGACATACCTCACCTGTGGGCATGGCTGTGACAGTATCAGCATTATCAAGATCAGTTGGTGTAGCACAGACTCATGGCAATACAAGTATTACTGGTGCTTATGAAATTGGAGACACTGAACTCGATGGCACATTCACAACAATCGTTGCAAATGGTTCACCCTCACTACAAGTCATATCCGCAAAATCATATAGTAATTTTACATCATGTAGATTCCATGTTGAAATTCATAATACAACCGATAGTACATACTCTGTATTCATTGTTGGTGCTAACTCATATGGTGGCAATGCTTCTTACAACAAATACAATAACCTGTACACAGACGATAGTATGAAACGTAATATTGATAATACTGACATACATATTACTGGTAGTAGTACGCAATTACGTTTCCTACCAGTAGCGAACAAAGCATATACAGTGAGAGTAGCTGAACTCAAAATTGACAAACCAGATTCAGTATCAAGTAATCAAACATATAACCTATAATGTCATTTCAATTAGGGTCACTTAATAAACAATTTAATACTGAGAGCGAGAGTTTTCAAAGGTCGTTCAACCTTAGACATAAAGGTGATCCTATATTTTCTCACGAATTTGATGCGAGTAGTTCAACAAATGTCATTGTAAGTTCAAATACATTTGTTATTAAGAATCATTTTTATGTAACTGGTGAGGAATTAACATATGATGCAACAGGAAACACTGCTATTGGTATCGATCACACCAGTAGTGGTATAGGTGCTGACACTTCTTTACCGTCCTCTGTATTTGTAATTAAGGTAGATGAAGATAGATTCAAAGTCGCTGCTTCTAAAGCATTAGCTATAGCAAATGATCCAATAGGTTTGACAACAGTAGGAGTTGGAACGACTCATAGGTTCACTGCACAAAAATTAGACACCAAGTGTATAATCACGATTGATAATGTAATACAGTCACCTCTTCTTAGTAATACAGGTACAGCGACAACAACAGAAAATACAATGTTGAATCGTGAGGTGAGATTCGCTGATGTAAGAGGTTTTAGTCAATATGACTTGGTGCAAATAGGTAATGAGATACTTAGAATTCAAGTTATAGGTTTTGGTACAATGTCTAATAATGTTTTATTGGACAGAGCATGGATGGGTACTTTTGAAGAACCACATTCAGGAAATGCAACAGTTACTTTATTGAAGGGTGACTACAATATAAGACAAGATAAAATACATTTTGCTGATGTGCCCTTTGGTGGAACAAGGCAGAAGATAGGTGTGTCGTCAGCATCTGTTGATGTGGGATCAAGCGTATTCACTGCATTGACAGAAATATTTGACACTGGCACTCAGGTAAAACTAAGATCACTCACCCCACCTGCACCACTTACAGGTAATAGAGATTATTATATTATAAAGAATGCGACTAATAATTTCTCCTTCGCTGAGACACGAGGCGACGCACTCACAGGTGTTGGTATAACACTTACATCAACAGGAATAGGCACTCACAATCTTCTTGTCGCTGATGTTGTAGAGGGATCTGAATTTCAAGGTAGATCATTCATAAGATCAGATTATTCAGGTAATTTCTTATTAGATGATATCTCATCTGGATTTACTGGTATTGCTAAAACATTTACCATGCAATCTGGTAGTAGTAATATAACAGGTATCAACACTGACTTTGGTGTAATCCTCCTCAACAATACATTCCAAAAACCTGGCACTGATTACAATTATAACGAAGTTGGAGGTGCCACATCAATAACATTCACAGGTAATAACATATCTGGTCAAACTGAGACTTACAGCACATCCGATGTAAACGCAAATAGATTACCTAGAAAAGGTATCATATCTGGTCTTGGTAACACTCAGGGATTTGGATACCAGCAGATACAAGCTGGTTTTGGAACTGCTGTGGTCTCTGGTTTTGGTACTATAACTGTGTCAATGGGATACACAGGTTCAGGTTATAGAAGTGCTGGCACACAATTCAAAGTCAGAGTCATAGGTGGTAATCCAACCACTGCAGCAGCAGGTACATTCTCTGTGCAAGATGGTAGAATAAAGAAGGTGTTTATGGATGGCACACCTGGCGTAGGTTATACTCATACCAGCGTACCTTTGTTAGAGTTTGATTCTCCATATGGTTATGATGATATAAAACTGATAAGTGCTAATACTGGAATAGGTGCATCAGTATCAATCAAGATAGGTATAGGTGATAGCATATCTCAGACTGAGATCACTAATACAGGATATGGTTTTACTGTAGGAGAGCAACTTACAATAGCAGGTATACCTACAAACTTCAGTGCTGGCACTAATTTTCAACCTGCCACATTTACTGTGACTGAGACCAGTGATGATAAATTTTCTGGTTGGGTATTAGGTAAGTTTCAAATATTAGATGATTTCTCTGACCAATTCAATGGTAGTAAAACCCAATTTACCATCACTGAAAACAATTCACCAATTAGTATAGAAACACAAGCAGGTAGTCCAATAAGTCTTGATGATGTACTACTCATATTCATAAATGATGTATTACAGAAACCAGGTGTGGCATATAATTTCACTGGTGGTACACAAATCAAATTTACCGAAGCACCACCAACAGGATCTTCTTTACAAATTTTATTTTATCGTGGAACTGACGCTGATATAGGCACTGCAGAGGCAGTAGAGTCAATCACTAAGGGTGACATCATCACCATCAATAGTCCACCATCAGATAGATCTATTCTTACTCAAAATCCTAGAACTATAAGAGAAACCGTTTCAAGAGACACACTACAAACCACAATATACAAAGGTCAGGGTATTACTGCTGCTAAAACACCTCTTAGACCAGTGACTTGGAGAAAACAAGCACACGATAAAATTGTAGATGGTGCAAAAATAAGTAAAGCGAGAGGATTGTACGCAGGTCAAGTTTTCCCTGCAACAAGGATTATCAAGAATGTAGATACCACTGACACTGTGGTGTATGGTCAATCAGGTATCATAGGATTTACAAAAACTGAAGATCCTAATACTTCAAGTTTTGGTGTAAAGATTGTCGATACCGACAAAGATAATAGTGGGTTTGGAACTACCACTTTCACCTACCCATACAAATCAATCTCTGGTGTCACCATGGAGGGTGATCAGGGTGTGATAGTTGGTGTGGGATCTACTGCAAAAGGAATACAATTTGAATTTTCTATTCCGTCTAACTCTGTTCTTAGAGATAATGATTTTGGTGGGATCACAGAAACAGGAATTGGAACTGGTGATTATTTTGTAGTGAGTAGATCTAATATTGGAAGTGGTGTGACAGCGAGGACATCAAACGGATCGGCAATTGTTGGTATGAGCACAATTGGTCTCGATGGTGTATATCAAGTGAGTCATATTACAAGGGTTGGGTCAGGTCAAACTATAAGGGTGCACACTGAGATCTCATCTAATCATGGTCTAAGCGTAACTGGACTTAGTTCAGGTGCAGGTAATTACTATGGTGCGTATTCTTACGCCAAATTTACAACAGGAGCTGTAGGTTTAGCATATACTGTGAACGCATTGAATGGACTTACAGGTTTATCAACAGCTCCCCAAATTCAAAGGACAACAAAATTGTCACTGGATTACACATAAATAACAATTACGAACTAAAATAGTTTGCAAAAATAATGCCAGCAGTCATCACC